ATCTGTAAGTTCTCCCGTGGACAGAGTTACACCGCGCTCGGCGGCTTGGCAATGGCGGCGCTGCCGCTCAGACGTTGACGAAATAGTGCCGGTTGACGAGCAGCCAGCGCCCGACATAGGCGAAGGCGAGGCCTTGGGGCGTGGAGCGCAGCCAGAAGCCGCGGCGGTAGAAGTGGGTGCCGATCGCGATGCTCATGGCTCAGCCCTCCGGGTCGTATTCTTCAACGAGCCACTCGGGGGCCTGGTTCAGGCATTCCAGCTCATCATATTCGGAAGGCGCCATCTCCTTAGCCTTGGCCACGGCCTCCTCTGCTGTAGCGGCCTCAATATAGCGGATCACGATAAGCGGCTCGCGGACGATGTAGTGCGGCATGGCTCAATTCTCCTTGGTGAGCGCGCGGCGCTTGGCCAGCACGCGGGTTGCGGCCTCCGCCTCGAGGCGCGCCATCTCGGCGTCGTGCTCCTGGCGGATCCGGGCGGGGGTGGTGCGGTAGGTCATGGCGCCACCTGCGCCCAGCTGGGGACGCCCCAGGCCTCGTTATGGCGCCTCACGGGCATGACGACGCCAAACATATTCGGCACGCTGCAGAACGTGAAGGGCTGTGGGGCGCCCGCCTCATTGTCGAACATTTTGAAGGGGGATTTGGCTGACGGCGTCCTGCCAAAGAGGTTCGCGGCCTTGATCGCGCCTTCCATTTTCCGCGGGTCCAACTGCGCCGCGCGGATACTGCCGTCCTTCTCCGCCGCCGTGAGCTGCGCCTGCTGCGGAATGACGCGGCGCCAGTCCGGGAAACTGCCGTCGATCGGGCGGAAGATGGCCGCGCCAAGGCGGAACTCACCTGTGGGCAGCGCTTCCAGCTCGAGCAGATCCCAAGGCTTAGGCTCGAAACCCTTGACGCTCAATGCCTTGATCGTGGCGCTGGGGACGATGATATTCCCGACATATGTGTTCAGCGCCGCGCCCTTGGGCAGCGCTTCATGCGCTGCCAGCAGGACATGGCCATCCGTGGCGACGTAGGTCACGCCGGCGGCCGTGCATTCCAGGAGCACGCCGTTGAGATAGTAGCGCATCGCTTCCGTGCTGGCGGCGAAGGCAACGGCTTTGAGAAGGCGAGCGTTGATTTGGGTATGCATTGGTTTGGTCTCCTGTTGTTGTGCTAACAATATAGGGGCCGTGTTAGCGCGCGTCAACAGCCCAACGCTAATATAATTGGGGCCGGGTGAATTATTCTGCCCCCGACTTATTAGCGCCTATCGCCGCGGCGCGATCAGCCATCAGCTGCAGGCCGGGGCGGAGGCCCGTGGGCTCGAGCTTATCGGCGCGCAGCACGTCGACGCGGGCGATCATATGGCGCTCCCATGGCGAGCCGCCGCGGGCGATATCCGCGACCAGGTAGGGCAGGCGCATGATGCCGCTGCCGTCTCCGCGCACGCTGAGCTGGTTGCGCAGGGTGTTCAGCTTGCGCTTGAAGTCGGCGCTGCCGAGGCCGCCTCCGGGGTTGCCGTGGAAGGCGAAGACGAACTGCGCCAGCGCCGGCAGGATGCTTGGCAGGCTGCTGAAAAGCGTGGCGCCTGGTTTCGTGGGATCCAGGTTTTCGTCAGTGTCGGCAACAGGTTCGCGGTAGTTATCGCTCGAATCGTAGAGGCGGAGCCGGGCGGACCAATGCACGGCGCGGCCGTCTCCGCTGGACTCTCGCAAATGGGTGAGCAGCGTGGTTAGGAACGCGCCGCTGGGGATGTTTAGCCGCGCGGCGCTGGCGGTCGCCGCGGCTACGGTGTCTTCGGCTATGCGTGTGATTTCACTGTCGTAATCGGCTACGGTCATAGGCTTTAACTCCCTGGGAGCGGCGGTTATACGTGCCAGACAGGCTCAGGTCAAGGGCTCGCCAACCCTTGACTAAACGAAAAGAAGGGATTCTTACATCTCTCTTCTCTATATATATACCTCTTAATCCGTTCTTATAAGGAAGTTTTTTAATTTCGCTAACACAGATTTTAGCGCTTAATTCGCGTTAGCAGCCTGAACTGCGCTATCATTGGCCCCGAACTCGGCGCTTGGGCCTAAATCCTTAGCACTAGTCGGCCCCAAACGCCACGAACTCGGCCCCAAACGCCACGAACTCGGCGCTTAGGCCTTAATAACGTACGCGCCCCAAGCGCGAAGCCCTAAGCAATTAATCCCGCTAACGCGCAACGCTATCCCAAATCGCTAACAGAACACTGAGCGCCTAAGCCCCAAGCCCCAAGCATTAGCACACTAACCATAAAACCGGCTTAAAACCAGGCGCCCGGCGCCCCGTTTCTCCGCGTGACGCGCTGCCAATTAAGCTATTATTAGCGTTAACGCCCCGTCTATCCACCTCTCGGCTGCTAATAACTTAGCGTCCCGGTTACTTAGTGCCTGGCATTTCGATTCATTCCAATCCGTTTGGCTTGGTATTGCGGTGTCTAAGCGCTTAGTGGAGCGTGGCGAAGAGCGTAGTGCTAAGACTTAGCACCTTGTAACCAGATCTTGTGGGAATTGGGTGTTTAGGGCTTAGGGGGGTATGTTCGATAGAATTTGGGAAGGGGTGGCTGCAGGGTGCTCAAGCGCGACGTACCTAAAATCCCAGGCCACGCTAATGCTTAGCGCCAAGAACCACGAACTAAACCCCCACAAACCCAAGAACCAAGCGCTAAGCACTACGCTAACACATAAATCCCCCTTGACGCCGCCCGGAAACCCCGCACAAATACGCCCGCCTTCGTCTCAGCGTGGGCGCCGCCCTGGCGAGGCGTATTCACCCCCGTGTTGCGCAGCGCCAGGGCACCAACCCCTAGGCCCCAAATGACCGAGATCGAAGCCGAAATAGCCCGCCTGAACCTCAAGCTGGGCGCGCGCACCGATGCCACCGGCAAGGCGATCGCCGGCTACAAAACCAACGTGAAGGCGATCAATGCCCGGCTCAAAGTCCTCCGCGCCCAAGCCGAAAAAGTCGCCGGGCAGGAGCCCGAGACGCCAATTGACACCGCCGCCCCGGTCGAGCCATAGTCGCCGCGTCACGGAGGGGCCCCGCATGCTCACCATCGTCGCCTTGGTCTTCTGCTTCGTCATCGGCGTCATCGTGGGCGCCTACAGCCATAAATGGCTCGCTCAGGTCGCCCTGCGCCACGGCGTCGACACCACCGCGGCAGCCGTTGCGGCCAATAAAGCCGCCTCCGACGCTCAGGCGAGTTTCAAGCTGTGAGCGCCAACCCCGTCGACACCAGCTACAACGATGCGTTCGCCATCACCCCCAGCGACACGACCGTGTTCAACCCCGTGGCGCGCGCCCTGTACATCGGCACCGCGGCCACCGCGACGCTGACCGTCGTCACCGCGGTGGGCAACACCGTCGCCTTCGCGAATGTCGGGCCGGGCGTGCTGCCCCTCGCCGTCAAGCAGGTGAAGGCCACCGGGACGAGCGCCAGTAACATCGTCGGGCTTCTGTGAACCGCTGATGGCCAAGAACCCGCCCTGGCCCGAGGAGCACATTGCCACGGCCAGGCGCCTGTGGGCCGAGCGCCGGTCCGCCGGGGATATCTCCAAGGCCCTCGCCCAGCTCGGCTTCAAGGCCTCTCGGAGCGCAGTCCTTGGCCGGCTGGCCCGGCTGGGGCTCCTGAACAAGATCCCCAAGGGCACCGCCAACCGCCCGCGCATGACGCCGCGAGGCACCCTGGAGAGGCCGCTGGCCCCGGCGCTTCGCCCTAAGCCCCTGCCGGCCACCCCAAGCACGATCGCGACCATAGAGGCCACCCTGTCCCCTGCTGCGGACCCGTTCGGCAGGGACGGCTGCCGCTGGCCCATCGGCGATCCCCAACACCCCGCTTTCCGCCTCTGCCAGCGCCCCAAGGGCACCAGGCGGAGCGGGAAGCCGTCGATGTACTGCGCCGAGCACCATGCCTATGGCCACCAGTCGAGCCCGGCGGTTGCCGTTCGCGCGCCGCGAGGCTAGACTGGCGCCATGTCCGTGAAATGGTCCGCCCTCCCTGTGTCCATGCCCGGTGGCGAGATGCTGCCGCACATGAGCGCGCGCATGCGCACCCAGACCATCGACGCCCTCTTCGTCGGCAGCGGGGGCTTCGACCGCGCGTTGGCCTGGATCGAGTCATCGGACGAGGCCTATACGGAGTTCTTCAAGATCTGGGCCAAGGGCGCGGTGCGGCCTACCGCCGTCGAGCACTCCATGGGCGCCGGCGTGGAGGAGGCGCTTAAGAAGCTGGACGAGGCCGAGCGCCGGAGCGATATCGTCGACGTCACGCCGCAGGTGGTGGATGGTTGACCGCCTCTTCCGGCATGGTATGGTGCAACCGCGCTGCGTCTCCGCAGCTTGGCCCCGTCGGTGGACGCTTGTTCTCCCGAGTTGGCGTACGAACCGCGGCCCCCTAGCTTCGGTTCCCGACGGGGCCGCTTCGCACCATTCCCGAGCTGCTTATGGACGCTGATCTGCTCTCCCGGCTCGGGCGGTTCCGGCGCGATCTGCGCTACTACGCCCCGCAATGCCTCAAGGTGCGTTCGAAAGAGGACAAGATCGAGCCTTTCGTGCTCAACTCCGTGCAGGAGTACGTCGACGCCAAATTGGACGCGCAGAAGGCCGAATTTGGCTGGGTACGGGCGCTGATTCTCAAGGGCCGGCAGCAGGGCGTCAGCACCTACGTTGCCGCGCGCTATTACAACCGCGCCAGCATGAACCAAGGCGTCAACGTCTACATACTGACGCATGAGCAGGTCGCCTCCGACACGCTTTTCGGCATGGTCGACCGGTTCCAGCGGAACAACCCGATCGCGCCGGCGGTGACGGCCTCCAACGCCAAGGAGCTGGAGTTCGGGAAGCTCGACAGCACCTATGCCGTTGCCACGGCGGGCACCAAGGCCGGCGGGCGCGGCAAGGCCATTTCGCTGTTCCATGGCTCCGAGGTGGCTTTCTGGCAGAATGCCGGGGACCATTTCTCCGCCGCGGTGCAGGGCGTGCCGCTGGCGCGCAATACCGAGATCATCCTGGAGAGCACATCGGCCGGTGCCGGCGGCGAGTTCTATGAGCGTTGCATCAAGGCCGAAGCCGGCATCGGGGACTATCAGTTCATCTTCCTGCCGTGGTGGCAGTCGGCGGAATATGCCCGCGAGCTGCCGGCCGGCTTCGTCCTCAGCGACGAGGCCGCGGAAGGCGACATGTCGGAGCAGGAGTACGCCGACACCTACAAGCTCTCGCTGTCACAGATGGCCTGGCGCCGGGGCAAGGTCGAGGAGATCGGCGCCTCGCTGTTCCGCCGCGAGTATCCTGCGGAGCCCGCCGAGGCCTGGACGGCGCCACCGGGCCACGAGCCCTTTATCGCGCCTCTGCACATCATCCGCGCGCGTCGGCGGCGCGTCGAGCCTATCGGGCCGCTCATCCTCGGCGTGGACCCGGCCAGTAACGGCGGCGATCGGTTCTCCATAGCCGCGCGCCGCGGGAACTGCGTGATGTGGGTGCGGCACCGGAACAAGGTCGAGCATGCGGAGGCGGTGGCTTGGATAAAATCCGTGATCGACGAGTTGGACCCCGCCCGCGTGAATATCGACCTCGGGAACATCGGGGCGGCCATCGTGTCTTCGCTCAAGGCGCTGGGCCCGAGGTATGCCACCGTCATCCGTGGCGTGAACTTCGGGGCGACGTCGGAGGCCAAGACGGCGAAGCCGAAGGTCCCAGGCCCGGCGAACCGCCGCGCTGAGATGTGGATGCGGACGCGCGACTGGCTGCAGGGCGAGGAGCCCACCAGCGTGCCCGACGATCCGGCGCTGCAAACCGACCTGACGGCACCGAAATTGCGCCCGCGCATCAACGGCGACTTCGTGCTGGAGAGCAAGGACGACATGAAGCGCCGGGGCGTGAAGTCGCCCGATCTCGGCGACGCCGTGGTGCTCACCTTCGCGTCAGCAGAGTATTTCCCGCGCTACAGCGAGGTGAAGAAGGCCTCTAATTTCGGGGACATTGACCAGGGGCCGGTTATCCCGCATAACGTCGAGCTTCCGATGTTGCCGACGGGATGGATGGGCGTAATATGTCTCGGGCTGCTTTTATCGCAGATGCTCTCGCCCACACTGGGCCTGATTGCGTGATTTGGCCCTTCGCCGTGCGAAGCAGTAACGGCTATGGCGCGTACAGTCAGAAGCACTGCGGCAAGACAAAGAACTGGGAAGCGCACGCCTATGTCTGCGCACATGCGCACGGCCCCCGGCCATCTCTGAAGCACGAGGCTACCCACTCTTGTGGCGAACGCCTTTGCTGCAATCCTAAGCATTTGAGCTGGGCTACGCACCCTGCTGTTATGGCTGGTGCAGTGACGCGCAAGTCGCTTGTGGGGGGTGGCGTGTACCGCCAACGCATCTTCGCGGCTGAGCTTGCGTACATAAAGCGCGCGCCCGAGAGTTTGGTTCGCCTTGGTCTGCGCTTCGGCATGGAGCCCTCACACATGGGCCGGTTGCGGCGCGGGATGGGCTGATGGACGCCTCCACTTTCCAGTTCGGGCAGGACACCACGCCGCCGGACAACCCAGAATCCCCCGCCGATAACGTGCGGCCGGTCATTCGGTTGCCCAAGGGCTATGACGACGAGGCTTCGTTCCTCGCCGAGATGCGCACCTACTTCCGTCAGGACCTTGATACCGACCGGCTGAACCGCGATGCGGCGCTCGAAGACCTGCGGTTCCTTTGCGGCGACCAGTGGGACGACGCGGTGCGCACGCGGCGCGAAGCGGCCCGCAAGCCTGTGCTCACCGTCAACCGCCTGCCGGCCTTCGCGGCGCAGGTGGTTGGCGCGCGCCGTATGAATGAGACCACAATCAAGGTGGTCCCCGACAACACCGGCACCAAAGGCATCGCGTCCGTACGCGAAGACCTCATCCGTAGCATCCAAGCCAATTCTCGCGCCGAGCTGGCCTATGACAAGGCGCTCGAGGGCGCCGTGAGCTGCGGTATCGGCAATTTCCAGGTCGTGCTCGACTACTGCGACGACGATGTGTTCGAGCAGGATATCAAGGTCGAGCAGCTCGCCGACCACCTTGCCGTCGTCTGGGACCGGCGTCTCGTCGACCCCACCGGCGCGGACGCGCAGCACTGCTTCGTCGTCGATATCCTCACGAAGAAGGAGTTCTACCGCCGCTGGCCTTGGGCCACGCCCTCGGATCTGGCGGCCGACTACTCGCTGCGCGGCGATCTGCGCATGACGGGCTGGGTGACCACGGACGACGTGCGCGTTGTCTCCTACTGGCATATGCGCACCCGCAAGCGCACCCTGGCCCTGCTGCAGAGCGGCGCCGTGGTCGACGTCACCGACGAGATCGATGATCCCGTGCTGGGGCCGCAGATCCTGGCGCAGGTGGTGCAGCGCACCGACGGCTCGCCGATCATGCGCGAGGTTAACAAGCCCTTCGCCCAGCAGTATGTCTGTAGCGGGCTCGACATTCTCGAGGGCCCCTACGAACTCGACATTCCCCGCGTGCCGGTGTTCCGCGTGCCGGGCTGGGAGATCATGGTGGGCGAGTGGCGGCAGCGCTGGGGCTTGCTGCGCTTCCTGAAGGACCCCCAGCGCCTCCACAACTATGCCCGGTCCGTGTTCGCCGAGCGCCTGATGCAGACGCCACGCGCCGTCTGGACGGCTACCCAGGAGGCTGTGGCGGGCCGCGAGCAGGACTGGCGGAACTCGCACCTCTCCGACAACCCGCTGCTGGTTTGGAACGGTGACGCGGGCCAGGAGCCCAAGCGCGTCGCGCCGGCGCAAATGGAGGACGCTTTCGTTGCCTGGTCGGAGCTGACGGCGCAGGATATCAAGGACGTCTCGAACATCCACGAAGCCAACCTCGGGATGCCGTCGAACGAAGTCTCGGGCGTCGCCATCACGGCGCGCCAGCGTGTCAGCGACACCGGCCAAGTCATCTACCACGACAACCTCAACCAGGCGATCGAGCAGGCCGGCAAGGTCATCAACCTGCTGATCC